TGTGTAGCGTGGGGTAAGACAGCAGAGTTTGTGGGCAAGTATCTCGAGAAGGGTCGATTGGTAGCAGTTACGGGACGCATTGAAATCAATGTCGTTCAAGCAATGGATGGTTCGCAGAAGCGATTCACAAACATTGTGGTTGCAAACGTATCGCCATTGACAAAGGGTAATCGTGACGACGCTCCATCAGGTGGTGGTGCACCTGTTGATGTGTCAGATATTGAGGATCCATTTGCTTAATGTCTAAGCACGTAGCCAACGAAAACCTACTTCAGCGAGAAGCGTTTGAGACTTACTTTAGTCTTGGTGATACCAGGGATAGGAGTCTTCAAAAAGTAGCTGACAAGCATCACGTATCAATACAAACGGTACGTAGTTGGCGTCGTAACTTTAGTTGGGAAACACGGACACTTCAGCGTGAAGCTGAGGTGTCTGCTCAATTATCAAAGTCGTCTGTTGCATCCGTTGCTGTTGCAAAGGCAGCGTACATTGACATCATTGACGAGACCATTGATCAGTGGAAGCAAAACCTATCACGCGGTGAGATTAGACTTGATACGGTGGACGACCTACAGAAGATGGTCAAACTTAGGTTGTTGCTTGCTGGTGAGAATACCGAGAATGTCGGTATTGGCCCATCTGGCTCATGGCTTGTTCTGGCAGAGCAGTACGGATTATCACACGATGAGATTCTGGCAGAAGCGCAGTTGATTGCTGCTAAACCAGAGCAGGACGACGTACAGGAAGCAGAAGTCGTTGAGTAGGATTCAAGAGTCTGCTGCAACAAGCGCACTCATGGCAGAAGCAGCCAAACGTGCCTATGAAAAGAAGGTTAATGCAGCACGAATTAGTCTTACTGAATTTGCTGGTTTCGTTGATCGCAAGGCTGCGGAACAATACAAAGCAAAGCACCTCAAGGCGTTAGCCAAAGAACTTGAACTGGTAGAAAGTGGTCATGTTGACCGCTTGATGGTGTTCATGCCGCCTAGGCATTGGAAGTCTTCAACAGTATCGGAGAAATTTCCTGCATGGTTCCTTGGCAGAGACCCAAGGCGCACCATCATCCATTGTTCTTACTCAAACGACTTAGCAGAACAGTTTAGCCGTTCTGTCCGTGACACCATTCAGAGTAACCGTGACTTTGCCGCGGTGTTCCCTGATTGCCAGTTAGCCACAGATCAACGTAACGCACAGACGTGGGCGCTCCTGTGGGCGCACAGAGCGACGTATCGTGCAGCTGGTGTCGGTGGTGGTATTACAGGACGTGGTGCTGACCTAATCCTTATTGACGACCCGGTAGCAGATGAAGAAGCAGTCTGGACAGAGGATAGACGCGAGAGTCTTTGGCGTTGGTATCAATCAAAGCTTCGTACTCGTCTTGAGCCTGGTGGTCGCATTATCCTCATTATGACCAGATGGCATGAGGATGACTTAGCTGGTCGTCTCATTGAAGAAATGAAACACGCTGGTGAGAAGTGGAAGATTGTAAGTTTTCCTGCAACAGCGGAGCCAGATAGCACAGAGGACTTGGATAGCCTTGGTCGTAAGTATGGAGAAGCGTTGTGGCCAGAGAGATACGACGTCAAGGAGCTTGCCGGTCTACGTGCTGCAGTAAGTGAGCGCGTCTGGAACAGCCAGTACCAACAGCGACCAAGTACACAGCAAGGAAACATGATTCTTGCTGACAACATCCTCGAAGGTAATCCGCCTGAGATAAAAGCCCAGGTACGTGGATGGGACTTGGCATCGACAAAGGGTAAAGGTGACTTTACTGTAGGTGTGCTTGTCGGTCTTGGAGAGGATGGTAACTACTGGATACTTGATGTTGTCCGTAAGCAGTTAGCCACGAACGAACGCGACGAGATGATTCGTGTTACGGCAATGGTTGACGGAATGGATGAGACTATACAGAGATTCCCACAGGACCCGGGTGCTGCTGGTAAATCCTTGGTTGCCAGTATAACGAGAATGTTGTCAGGACACAGATTGAGATTCAAGGCTATATCCGGTGATAAGACTATACGTGCGGATCCAATGTCATCTCAGGTAAACCAAGGGCACTTTCGAATGGTAAAGGCTGAATGGAATAGTATAGTGGTAGATGAATTGAAGATGTTTCCGAACGGTAAACATGACGACATCGTTGACGCACTAGCAGACGCATTCACGACATTGGCGGAAGAAACAGCGCGACGACAAGTTACTGTGAATTGGGATGTATTCTAAGCAAGTGTATAGACTTGACGTTGATTATCTGATTCAGTTCTGGAATTTGTATCGGTCTGTATACTTTTTAGCGAGGCTACATGGCATTTTGGGATAAAGCTTTACAACGACTTGGTATCAAGAAAATCAATGAGTTATCCATTGGTGATGATACTCCTTTGCCACGTTACGCCTATGGTCAATACATCAGCGGTTTCCAATCATTCTCGGACCTGCTGTCCCCATACCGTACTCTCGACCCAGCACAAGCAAACGAAGGTCGAGACAATGCGATTGTCAGTATCTGCGTAAACTTCATCGCTACGTCTTGGCAACAAGCACCTGTATCGGTTGGTACACGTGACGGTGTCAACTATAAGGGCCTTGAGAAACAGCATCCACTAGAACAACTGATTGAGTTTCCGAACGACAACTACGGTGGCACTCAGTTAATGTGGTCTGTGCTAACAGACTTGATTCGTAAAGGTAACGCATACATCTATGTAACGCGTGACCGTACATACACACCGATACACTTGTCATGGGTTCCAGCTCGTTGGATTCGTCCTATCCCAAATGAACAAGGTTACTTGTCGCATTACGAGTATGCACCTTTTGGCGAAGTACTCAAACTGAAGAAGGAAGACGTTGTTCACATCAAGTATGGAATCGATGAGCGTCTACCTCTACAGGGCGTTTCGCCTCTTGCGCCTCTTTATCGCGAAATCATTACCGACAACTCCTACAGTGATTTCAGCGCTGGACTCGCTTCCTCCGGTGGTGTACCTCCGGTCGTATTTACCCCCAAGATTCTAAAACTTGAGGGTGGTGAGCAAGCAGCGCCGATGACTCCTGAGCAAGCTGACAACATGACACGTCGCTTGCAAGAGAAAATGAGTCGCGAACCAGGCAAGCCAAGATTTATCCCTGGCGCTCTTGACATGCATCAGTTGGGATTCAAGCCAGACGAGATGGCGCTCAACGATGTGCGGTCGATGCCTGAAACGCGCATTCCGGCTGCACTTGGTCTTGATCCGCTGTCGCTTGGTCTTTGGACAGGCGTACAGAGAGCAACGTTCAACAACAAGCAAGAGTCAATCAAGCAGTCTTGGCGTGGTGGGATTATCCCACTTATGAAGCTTGTCGCCTATGAGTTGACACGCAAGGTTCTCCGCACGTACCCAGACAGTGAAGACCTTTGGGTCTTCTACGATACTTCTGGCATCCTTGAACTCAAGTCTGATGTCCTTGATTCCCGCCGTGAAGCACGTGCCGACGTACTTGCTGGAATCATTACTGTTGACGAAGCCAGAGAAGAAGTTGGTCGTGAGTTGTCGTTCCATGAAGCAATGCAGGCTGACATGGAGAGCGTTGATGCTCGTACCGAGTATCTTGCTACGACAGAAGCGCCTGTAGTTACACCTTCGCTTGCTAGTACAAAACCAAGAAGTGAAGACATATCCCGGCGTGAACAATCAAGTGAAGAGATAGCCATTCCGTCCCCGTCGGACTTGAAAAAGGTTGGTGGATCAAGTGAATAACGAAGTGTTGTGTTGGATTGGGGACGCAGTCAAAGCATCCCCAGATGGTAAGTTTGCGGGATACCTTGTCCGCTTTGACGACAAAGGTAACGCCAACGATACTACCGGAGAGTTCTTTACACGCAACACTGACTTCGGTCGTCCAATGAAGTCTGGTGATGTGTTCGACCTAAACCTTTACTATGGTCACGGATTCACTGACGTGTTTGGTAATCAGGTTATTGGTCATGGCAAAGTCAAGATGGACGATGCTGGTCTTTGGTATGAAGGCCAGATTGAAATCAACAACAAGTACATGGCTAAGGTAGCACAGTTACTGAAAGAAGGGCGCCTTGGACTTTCTAGCGGTGCTGCTCCTCATCTGGTTTCTTACTCTCGTAAGAGCACTGATCGTAAAGAGATTCTTTCATGGCCTATTGCGGAAGCGTCGTTGACTCCTTGTCCAGCTGAGCCACGTAACCAGGTTATGCCGGTCAAGTCTTTGATTATGGATGCAGTCAAGGAAGAGAAGACATTCAAGCCTACATCTGGTATGAAGTCCGCTGCGAAGCGAGCTATCGCATGGCGCGAGGCTGGACACGATGGCGCTACGGCAGTTGGTTGGGCTAGAGCCAATCAGATTGTCAAGGGCGAGTCGTTGTCAGCACAAACAGTACTTAGGATGTACTCGTTCTTCAGCCGCCACGAAGTGGACAAAAAGGCTAAAGGATTTAGCACAGGAGAAGAAGGCTTTCCATCCCCTGGTCGTGTTGCATGGGACGCATGGGGCGGAGACGCTGGATTCTCCTTTGCTAAGAGATGTCGTAACACCATTATGAAGAACAAGTCTATGTTTGGCGCCTACGATGCAGACGACATGGAAGAAGAAGACGACGAAGAGAAGATGATGCCGCGTAAAGTCGAAATGGAATACGAAGAAGAGGAAGAAGAAGAAGAAGGTATTCCTGAAGACGAGGCTGGAGAAGAAGCCGAAGACACCGGAATGCTTGGCAGTATCAACGACGAACTATCTTTGTATGGCTTACAGATGTTGTTTGGTCGTTTGATGACGTATATTGCTAACAACCCGGATGAACCGGAAATGGTTGGTGAAGCGTTGGATGAGTTTGCAGATAAGGCTAAGATTGTCGTGTCGCATATTGATGCGATCGGCGACGACTTTATGAATCAAGTCAAGTCTGTACAATTGACAACGGTTAGAGACTTCGAGAAGTGGTTACACACTAGTGGACGCTTCTCAAAGAGCGATGCAAAGATAATTGCATCACAAGGCTGGAAGCAGCGGGATGTCGCGAAAGCCGAATCACAGTCAGCATTGGTGGAAGCTCTGAAGGCTAGTGCTGATATTGATAAAGAAATCTTTGAGCTATCAATCAAGTAAGGAGAGATCAAATGGATCTTACTAAGATTGTCGATGGTATCAAGGCCAAGTCGGCGGAACGCGACCAGATTCTCACAAAGTCTGAGTTTAGTTCTGATGACCTGGCAAAGGTTAAGTCGATTAACGACCAGATTGCAGTTGCTAAACAGCAGTATGACGCAGTGAAGGCTGCACAGGATGAGAAGGCATGGCTTTCTGAGCCAGTGAACGACCTTCCTGGTAACGTCATGTACACCAAGGCTGGACACACGGATGTAGCACGTTCCCGCGAAGAGATGGAAGTCAACCATATCGGCGAGGGTACGTTTACCAAGTCTGTCTGGGAGCATATGAACTCCAATGCTTACAAGCAAGCATTCGGTGAGTATCTCCGCAAGGGTGTTACCGGACTCGGACGCACTGCTCTCAAGGACCTTGAAGTAGGACTTGACCCACAGGGTGGATACTTTGTCACACCTGAAATCATCAACCGTGTTGTAACCCGTCTGGCTACTCCTACACGTGTTGCTGGTCTCGTGACTCAACTTTCCACTAGCCGTGATGCTATCGAGATGCCAAAGGTCAACTATGTTGACAGCAACGACATCTACAGCACTGGTTTCCGTGTGACCTATACCGGTGAAACACCAACCGACAACGAAGGACTCGTTGACGATGCTGACCTCTTTGGTCAAACTCGTATCGATGTCTACACCGGTATGATGAAGAGCCGTATCACCCGCAACATGCTGGAAGATGCTGCTATTGACATCCAGGGATGGATTGCTGACAAGTTCGATGAGACCATCGCTCTTGAGCGCGATCGCATGATTCTTAGTGGCTCCGGTGTAAACCAGCCTCTCGGTATCCTGTCCGCTATCGGAACTGCTGATACTCCACGTATCGTCAATTCCGGTAACGCATCGTTGCTGACAGCTGACGGCCTGATCGACCTCATTGATACTCTCCCAGAGCAGTACAACGAGAACATCAAGGTTGTCATGAACCGCGTTTCGACGAAGCGTTCTGTTGACAAACTCAAGGACCTCCAGAACCGCTACCTGTTTGCATATGGCTATCAGGATTCCGGTCTTGCTGGTTCACGTGTTGACACGCTTCTTGGCTACCCTGTTGTGTACAGTGGATTCATGCCAAACGTTGCGGCTAACGCGTACCCAGTTATCTCCGGCGACTGGTCTGGATATTACTTGGTAAACCGCCTTGGACTTTCTGTACAGGTTCTCCTTGAGAAGTACGCAGAGAACAACAAGGTTGGACTCGTTGGACGCTTCCGACACGGCGGACGTCCAGTGGAACCATGGAAGCTGATTGCTCACAAGGTATCTGCATAGTGACATAGGGGAGGAGTAATCCTCCCCGATTGAAAGGAAACGATTATGGTTCTTCGCCAAATCCAAAAAGAGATTTACCACAAGCGCATGAAGCCAGATGGAACCAACTTTGTTGGTGCTGCTGGCGCAACCGCTATCACCAGTGACAGCATTGACGTTGTTGGATTCAACAACATCTGCTTCCAGTTGGTAATGGGTGCTATCGTTGCTGGTGCTGTTACAAGCTCCAAGCTTCAGTGGTCCGATGACAACTCCACGTTTACTGACGTAACCGGTGGTAGTGTTACAATCTCTGATACAGATGACAACAAGATTGTCTTCTTCGAAGTGCACAAGCCAAAGAAGCGATACTTCCGTATCCTTACTAGCCGTGCAACGCAGAACGCAACGGTTGACTACCTTGACGCTAAGTTGTGGAATGCAACACAGGTTCCTGTGACGCAGGATGCGACGACTGTCGAAGGTGGCATCTTCCTCAACGGCGGTTCGTAAGTATAGGCGGTAGAAGTGACACAGATAGAAGCAATCAACTGGCTGACGACATACGCGGATGCCAATATTGATCCGGTCCTTTCACCGGATGAATTGGTGCAACTGGTAAATAGGTACAAGATTGCTAATGACTGGGAAGCTTCTACCGCTTTCAACGGCAACTACCGCATCAAGGTACTGACCAACAACCGCCTGTACAGGTGTATTGAGTCAGGTACGACTGGTGCAACGCAACCATCATGGCCTACTTTACGTGCAAGTAAAGTGGGCTATGTTGTGACAGACAACACGTGCTACTGGCAGGATGAAGGCGACGCGCCGACAGATAACTACGACTTGTCTGGTCTTGCTAAGGCGGCATGGACGTTGAAAGCCTTGAAGTGTGTGAACGACATCAACACTTCCGATGAATGGCTCCAACTCGAACTACAGCAGCGACACGCGCATTGTGTACGCATGGCTAACTCCTTTATGGATATGTGGGTACCGTGATACCTGCAACACCAAGCAAGGGCATGATGGGCTACTTGTCTACGCAGATGCAGGCAAGATTACTCACTGACACAGCGTATGCGCTTAGACCAGTCAACACTGGACCGACTACTAGTATTGGCTCGTCTAACGTGCAGTACACGCTCGTCCCTGCGCCTGGTGGCTACAAGACTTTCCCTTGTCGTGTGCGATTACCGCGACAGGCACGTAACGAAGAGTTTGCTGGCAAGAAGACGCAACCTTTGTACGATGCTGAGATTATCCTTCCCGCTAACGCTGAAGTAACGCAGTATCAGCGGTTGAGGGTTAATGACATTGACTACCTGATTACCGGTAGTGACCCGGGTAGAACTGACGCAGTGTTCATTACTGTGAAGGCTGAAAGGCGTAAAGCATGAACATTGCATATGGTCGCTTGTGGTGGGTTATCATCGGCAGCTTCTTCGCTAGTGCATTACCTGCGTTCAATACTGCGTGGGACGGCATGCCTTTGCGAGATGACTCTACGTTTGGTCATGTTATGAAGGTGGCTAGTATTGCAAGCATTGAAGCTTTGCGAGCTGGTGTACCTGCTGTTATTACGGCGTTGATCGCTTTCTTTATGCGGCA